CGGCAAGAGCGCGCTATTGAGCGCATATATATTATGGACGATGTGCAAGGTACCTTCCACACGGGCAGTTATCTTTGCTCCTACCCAGGACCAGTTATTCATTATGGAGGACATCTGGAAGGCTCTGAAGCGTTGCGATTACCTGATGCAGGAATATGTCCAACCCAGTGCTCCCATAGGCAAGAGAGGGACATACGGCAGGGAGTACATAAGGTTCGCAAAGAATGAATCAGAGGTGGTTGCTTCGAATCTGGCACAAAGTCAGAAAGCGGATAGCAAACGTGGTAATAAAGGCAGTCTTTTTATTGTTGACGAGATTGAGCTTGTAACTAAGGAAGTTCGGACAACCGTTATCGATGATATGATGGCGGATGCCTATTCGAAGAAGAAGATGATAATGGTGGGGACTCCAAAAGTCGTCGCAAATCCAGAGCTTGAGCTTGAATGGAAGTCATATATTGATGATCCAAGTTATGGTACTCACCATATAAACATATGGGAAGCCATAGAGCAGGGTTGTATCACGAGTCAATATGCGAGGAACCGTTTTAAGCGCCTGCATATACCCTGTCAGTGGGTACTGAAGAAGGGAATATGCGGATTACACAGCTATGGCCCAGAGGCCGAGATAGATGGTTGGAAGTGCGATAAGTGCTGTATGCTGAACGAGGACTTTGTGGCGGAAAATATGGGACAGTTCCCGAAATCCGCTGGAAAATTCTTCCCCACATTGTTCATTGAGGCCTGTGGAGTTGGAGATTGGGCTTTCAAAATGAAGCCGGAGCCAGGACGCAAGTATGTAATGGGGATTGACTACGGTCTTTTAATGAATCCGACCCAAATAACGGTCTTTGAGATAGAATCTGACGTTGCACGACTGGTATATTGGGAAGAAATAGCACCTACACCTCCTGATTCGGGTACGAGGGACTATGATCCCATTATATTGCGCATAAAGCGGGTATATCAGGCATTTAAGGGCCAGATTACGAGTGTGTTTCCAGATGCCACTGCCGTGGGCATCCAAATTACCGCTCAGCTGTGCAAAGGCAACAACATTATACCTCGCGCACGCATATACAGCAATGAGACGGCTCAGAAAAAAGAAGTACTCGGTGTGTGGATGAGCGGCCCCTATAAGCACGAGATTATGCAGAATTACAGGCAGATTATAATGGACGGTCGACTGAAGGTCCCGACCTGTGAGCCCTTTTGGACTAAATTCCGCTTGGAGCACGATGGAGTGGTGGTACAGAAAGTACAGGGCACATCCAACTATTTGAAGTTCAAGGAGCCTGCCGGTGGAAAAATCGACCTTCTGGATTCGATGGGGCTTGCAATGATAGCACTTTCAAAGGAATATGGCAGCCCATACCTGGGGATGAAGCTTTGGGGGGTAAGATAATGGGTAATCTGGAGAATGACTGTATTACTATACTGGATTGGTGCTTCAAGAACCCTGGGAAGTACCAGAGCTATAGAACATTCGAGAAAGAGCTCAATATCCCGATTGGAACGCTACATCGAATTATAAAGGGATTTAAATACTTTGGAGATGCGCATTGGGCCTTAGAGTTCTATGCGCACAAGTATGGATTTACAGTACAGTATGTGGGCAGGGAAGGCGAAATTTTATTCGTAGATAAGCGAAGACCGTGGCTAGAGCAACCAGTATTGACCTACTTTGATAAGGAGGAAGAATAGATGACAGAATCTAACGTTCCAAATATAAATAATGGTAGGCCTTGGCCTTTGTCTTCTTTTGTGGAGTAAGTTATGGCAGAAGAAAAAACGAACCCTTTTTTTGGCGGATGGTTCTCGGATAGAAGTAGTGTATTCACTGCAGATGAGGACTTTGATGTCTATCAGACTAAGACCAAGGACTATCGAAACAAGGAAGAACCAAAGTTCTATAATGACCGACTTGTAGAATATGAGGAGAATGAATGGTATTCATTCCTTGTTGACTATCTAGTAGGCGAGTTATTTACGGATTACGACTTTGTTGGAGATGGGGCAGAGCAAGTAAAGGATTTTTTTAACAACGTAGACCCGCTCGCTTACGACGAAGTAGAAATGATGGGTCTTAACGTAGTGAGGGAAGGAACGGGAGCTCTGAAGAAGTTTTGGGTAGATGGCGAACTTCGTCAAATTAAGGCGATGAATGGCCGACTTATCCGTCTGCAAGGGCTAGAGAGCCCTACTAAGGCCAGAGGCGACAAATCGCTCTCAAAGATGCAGGGATGGGCGGCGGAATCGGGCTATACTAGTAGGGGAACCGGAGGGGCTGTAAATGAGTCCGAAGATATCCGCTGGCTGCAGGTATCAGTTACATCTGACCCCAAATTCCTTATCAATATGGCCGAATGGCGAATTGATAACGCAGATGACTACAGAAATGAAATGATTGCTTTATGTAGAATCAGGCGAGACCCAAGAAGCCCTTACGGGCTTGGTTTCGGTAAATCCTGTTTCCATATCATAAAAGCAATGAAAATGGTTGATAGAGATATTCTAGCTGCGGTCAAGCACAGCGCTGCCAACCTGAAGGTAATCCTGGCCGACTTGAGTGGTCTGGATTCGGATGCGGAGAAGGAGGCCGCTCTGGAGAACCTTTCAAAGGTATATGATAAGATAGCCACGGCTACTACAGGGGTAGTGGCTATGGACGACCACCACCAGGTCGGATATATGGGTGCCCTGGGTGCAGGGAGCCGGGATAGCCGACTTCTGGAGGTAATGAAGCACCTGGAGCCCGTTATCTCTTCGCTTCTGATGAACTTCTTGTTCTCAATAGGCATAATTGAACAGAGCGGAGCTAACAAATCCATTATATCCAGGCAGGAAGTCCGAGCTGAGAGACAGATTGCTCGGTACCAGCGGGCGGTAGCCCGATTTTTTGAGACACAAATTTTTCCTGATATCAGTGATTCTGAGTGTCGGCTTGTATTTAAAAAGTTTTATGATCCAGAAGTTTGGATCAAGATGTTTGAAAAGAATCTCGTTTCTAGAGAGAGGCTTCTCGAAGAATTTTCCATTATAGACAGTGGAAATACTTATTCGGAGGACCTGGGAATTTCAATGACTTCATTTGGTAGACCACCAGGTGGGGGTGGAAGTCCCGACTCCAAGGCAGATACAAGCAATGATGACTCCTCGGACCTGAGGAGCAGAGAAGAGGAGCAATAATGCCCAAAGTAGGAAAAAAAACATTTCCGTATACAAAGGCAGGTAAGCGATTAGCTACTGCCGAGAAAAAAAAGAAAAAGAAGAGAGGTAAATACTAATGGCAAGTACACTAACAGCAGCCACTATGACTGTTACTATAACAGAAGCTATCAGTTTGAATGGTACAGACCAAGGAGCGACTAATACACTTTCAATCGCAAGTATAGCGCAGTTATCCAAGAGAACAATTCAATGTACAGCTTCACAGACAACTACCGTTGCATCATTCGCGGCATCGGTCCATACATCAGTGCACGCATTCGATGTTGACGATGTAGCATATATCAGAATAACAAATCTTGATGATACTAATGCGCTTGAACTAGCAGTAGTTGGAGCAGCGACTTTATACCAAGTAGAATTAGCAGCAGGTGAAAGTCACATTTTAGGAAATCCAGACTTATTGATGTTAGCTGAAGCTGACACTAGCCCCAGTTTTGGGACTATGGCAGACCTAGCTAGCTTACAAGTCAATCCTGGTGGTAATGAAATAGACGTAGAAGTATTCATAGCATCAACGTAGATAAATATTTAGATAGGTAATTTATGCCAAAATATCTGCAGTTCATAGATGGTGGCGACGACGCTGCGACTTATCCAGTCGACAGACTGCTTGCTATGACCTGTGCCGCCAATGCGACTCTGCTACTTCAATTTCAGAGTTCGATTGGTGGAAGCACTGGCACGGAGCACGATACGGTGACCCTGACCATAACTGCCGATAAGGAGATGGTTGTTATGCAATCCATATGCGACGCTATAAATGATGTAGATAATTATGTCGTTGTGGCTGATGATGTCAAATCAATATATGTGGATTCTAATATAACTGCCTGTGCGATCACACTAGATACTTAATGGAGAAATAAATGGCTGATGATGACGGATTATTTGAACAGATGGACAAAATGAATAAAGACATTGCAAAAAATTAATATAAAGTTTAATAATAGTAAGGTTAAAATTGAAGTGTAGTTTAATTATAGTAAGGTTCTAGAAAATTATGGAGGAAACAGAATGAGCGAAGAAGGAAAATGCGAAATCTGTGAGCAACGCGCGGAGCAGCTCGAGGGACTTCACGAAGTCACTGAGGCTCTTGTAGGATTGCTTATAGATATGCAGGAAGAATAGATATGGTAGGATATAATGACCGCGAGTCGAGAAGAGGCCGCTAATATTGTGGCAGTAATGCTGAGATATATGCCATTCAAGACTGCGCAGCATATAGCACTCGAATTAGAACATAATGTGTCAACTTACTCTAACAATGAATCATTGCGAGAGACAATTGACCTTTTGAAGCAATTTCTGAGTGCTGACAATAACGATTGTGGTGATAACTGTGGTTGTAAAGAAAAAGGGAAAGGGATACCAGCTACGAACTAAAAGTGGTAAGCGCTTACTAGGTAAGCACAAAACCAAAGCTGGTGCAAAAAAGCAGGAGCGTGCGATACACGCAGCGAAGGCTGCAAGACGCAAGCGAGGTAAAAGATGAAGATTACATTTGACGATGACAGAGAAGATATCGTAATAGGAGCAAAGAAAGATGCCAAGAAAGAAGTCGAAGTTAAAAAACCTAAGACAAAAAAAGCAAAACCAAAGGCCAAAGCAAAAGGAAGCCCCAAAGCAGATTGAGGAACTTCCAGGTAGACCTCGTCGGGGAGTGATTACTTACCGTCGGAAGGATGTTCTGGTCTAGGGTGTTCTATATATATATTAATGGTAGGGAATTTAAATGCCAGTTGAAGTAATTAGAGCAGTCGAAAAACGCTGTGCCACGGGCAAAATGCCTGCCTGGATGCGGAAAATGAAGAAATCTCGAGATCTTTCCTGCGACCAGCTTGGTGAGGCAGTAGCTTCAATGGTTGAAAATAAGAGAAAGCGCGCCAGGGCTAAGGTCGCTGGTGAAAGGGGCTCAGATAGCGTTCTCCATCTATATGGTGGAGATGACTGGGTATGGATTCTGGCATCCGAGCCAGATACGCGCTTAAAGGGGCTGGCTGGGGAACGTTACCTGGTTGATCCCACTGCACATATGGCGTCATTACCTGATTGGCTGAAGGTCAAAAATGGTCACATAGACCATAATGACTCTCGCGCCAAGGAAATACAGGTAGGAGAAGCCAAATTCGACGTTGATAAGGGACTTTACCTCAAAGTCCGTTCGGATGACGTTGAATTAAATAAAGGCCTGCGTTCAGGAACGATCTTGCCCTCGATTGAAATTGATGTCGAGGAAAAGGATATACTGGACAATAATGTCATTGATTTCTATGCCCCAGTGGGGCTGGGATTAATGGTGGACAATGAACCGTTGGGTAACTCCGTTGGACCGGAGAAGCCGAATGACCGGTTCTCAGTTCCGATTTACGCAGGTGAATTAAATATGGCCGAGGAAACGGAAAAA